GCGCTCAAAATTATTATCCAAATCCCCGTCCCAGACCAAAGCAGGCAAGACCCGGCGGGCAAAGATCCTTCCAGCGGCAGCAGGATCAGTCACCGAGACCGGCAGCGTGTAGCTGAACTCGGTGTCGCTCACTTTGGTCACTACCCAATCCCCATTGAATCCGAGAGTTTCCGAGTCACTGATCCGCACCACCTCGCCCGTCTTGTAGCCATGCGCGGCATTCATGGTCACCAGCGCCGTGCCGCTGGTGTTGGAGATGGATTGCACTCGGTGCGAGATATCCGACGGCCTGGTGCGTAGCAGGTAGAGCTTGTCAAACGCCTGCACGATCTCGACATCATCCCCGTTCTCCATTGTGTCGCCAAGCGGGTAGGCCACCGACTCCACCGTGGCCGCGTCGTGGCGCCACAGATAAGCCTCCGACGGCGCGGCCAGCACGATGTATTCCCGCGCATTGTCAAATCGCGGCGAGGAGTAGATGCCGCTCTGAATGATGTCGCCGCCATAGGTCGTTTTAACGACAGGACCGTTGTTTGCGACAAAAGAAGAACCCGCAACCGTCAGAAGCCCGCTTGCCAAGCTCGTCACCGTGTAAGAACCGCCTGATGAAATGTTGATTTTAGTGACTCCAGGCGTGATCCACGAATTGCTCACACTGATTGAATTTCCATTCATATCAGAAAGGTAAAGTGTCGTGCTTGACGGGGTGGCCGAAATCAAATAGGTCGTTGTGAATCCTGACCCGGCTGGCAAGTTAGAAAATGTGACTTGATTCCCAACAACCAACCCCTGCGATGTAGCATTTGCACCTGGGTCGGAGGCCATGGTGTAGGTGAATTCTGTTGGCGAGGTCACAGAGATTTGAAAATCGCCATTGTATTCACTTGGCGACGCTCCGCTGATATTGACCCAGCTTAAATTCGAGAGGTTATGCGGTGCGCCAAAGGTCGCTGTTGCCAGCCCGCCGACTTGAGTCAGCGTGGCAATCGAGCGGTTTGTCCCGAGCGTAAAATCCAACAGCAAAATATCGGTCGAGGGATTGATGTTCTCCGCCACCCGCTTGGCGCCTTTGCGCGTTTGGGCAACGCCTCGGTCGAGGCGCATGTTTTCGGCGTATTGGACCATGCCCGGTTGCAGTTGCAGCGGGTTAAGGCGCGAGGCCATGCCGAGGAATCCGGCGTCGCCTTCTACGATTGTTTGGTCATCGGGCATCTACTTTCTATTGTGCGGGGGCTTGTCAAGTAGGCTGCGGATGGCGGCAACGCTCAGGCGCATTCGGTTGTTTGTGGAAAACAAGTCCTTGATGGCGCTGGCGGTTTTGTGCGGGTGGGAGAGGATTTTCTGGCGAACCTTTGGCAACAAGTCTGCGGGGATGCCGGGGATTGTCTGCGCGGCGGCGGGCGCTTTGCTCTCGGTCGGTTTGCCGGCCGTCTGCCGGTAGCCGGTCTGGTAGAGGAGTTGACGGCTGCCAGGGGTCCAGCACGGGAAATTCTGTTTCTCAACCTGGCCGTCGCGGATCGAGGCGGCGAGGATTTTGGGGACTTCGCTGATTTCGCAGTCGAGGTCGGCGGCGATTTCGTCGGTGGTGCTCCAGCCTTCGGGGAGGCTGTTGGTGCGCTTGGCGAGGGATTTCCAGCTCATAGGTAGATGGGGGAGGTCATGGTGCGGCCGCGTTTCTTATCCAACAGGAAGTAAGTTTGCGTCGGTGGCTCGAAACTCGCCTTGATGGAGAGGGCGTAGGCGTTGTAGCCGATGAGGCTTCCGTTGCAGAGCCAGTGGCGGTTCTGCTGGTATTGGTGCCAGTGGCCGAAGAGATCAAGGTCGGCTCGGTTCGGCGACTTATTCCATGAAGCTATTGCTTTTTCGGTAGGGATCGTGAGGCCCCCGATGCCGCCTTGAAATTTGAGTCCATCGCCGTGGTGGAAGCGCAGGCGGCGGTCATAGACCGTCATGAAGTTGAAGTAGGAATCCGCAATCTGCCATTCGATCTGCTGGTCGCCGTGAAAGCGGCCTTCGAGAATTTTGTAGAGGAGCCATTCGTAAGAGTGCGCGGCACCTGTGGCGTGGCGGGGCTTGACGGTGGTGCGTCCGTGGTTCCCGTAAGAGGTCGGGATCAGGATGCGTTTGAAGTGGGGCTTGAGCGTGGCGAGTCCGTCTGCGAGGCGGTCTTGCAGCCAGAGGATGACTTGCGTGGGCGTCTTGGAATTACTCTCGGCGAGCTCTTCGTGAATCATGCCGGTCATGAGGTCGCCGCCGAGCCAGAGGATGAGGTCGTCGATCTTGGCCCCGCCGCGCTCGATTTCGGTGAGGCGGCAAATGGTGCTAAAAAATTTCTCAATGCGAGTCTTGGCGATGGGCAGGCGGTATTCGTTGAGGCCGTTTACCGATGCCGCTTCCACCGTCTCTTCCACATGCCAATCGCTGGCCAGCGCGATGGCGACGGCCTCGGCTTTGTCGTTCATCGAGACGGTGAGGGGCTGCGGGCGGATGCGTGTCTTGCCGAGCGATAGCGCGATGCCGAGTTGCTTTTCTAGGCTTTCGACGCTGGCTTGGTATTGAGCGAGCTTGGCTTTGAGCGCATCGACTTCGGTCTTGTGGGCTTTGTCCGCTTGCTCGCGGGCTATGGAACTCCAGGATGTTTTCATACTTCTTCTTCCTCCTCTTCTTCGTCGTCTTCCATCGGGAACAAAATGTCGCTGGTCCGCTCGGCGAGCTTTTCGACCGCGTATTCGTTGCCGAATTTCAAATCCATGTGGTAAGTCGTGCCTCCTTCTTCCCAAGAGACCACTGCCAGGCCGACATCAAATTGCTCGACGAGTTCCTTGCGAATGCGCTCCAGCACGGCTTTGCGGGTGGCGGGCTTGCGTTTGGCGCTCATGCTTCCTCCTCGACGAGCAGGTAAGGGATTGTCTTCTGCCCGGCGCGGTCCATTTCGGAATAGACGAGGGAAATGAAAGACTCCCACTGGCTGGGGTAAATGGTTTGGCAGCCTTCGCTGCTGGTGGTGCGATAGCCGCCTTTGTGGATGTTGATGGCGATGCCCATGCTGTCGCCTTGGCCGTCACGGGTCACGGGGAGTTGTTCGCCAGGCGTGGCGGGGCGGAGGGCGGGGTAGCCGCCGCCAGGCTTGCTGAGGCCGTGTTTGCCTTTGCGGTAGCGATGCACGCCAGGCTTCAGCACAGCGATGCCTTTGCGGCGGATCGAGGGATCGGTGTTGGCGTTGAAGGTGGCGTAGGCGTTTGGCGAGACGAGGAAAATGGCGTCGTCGTAGATGCCTCGGTCGTTCTTACCGACTTCGCCCATGCTGTCGCGGTAGTAGCCGCGAATGCCCACCAGCGCCACGGCATCATCCACGCGGGCCTTGGTGAGCAGGGCTTGCGTCTTGGATTTCGCTTGCTGTGGGCGGCTCGGGGGGAGCATCGGGAAGATTAAAATTTATGGGTCATTTGCTGGATGTAGGCTTGGGCATCTCAGGCAGCGTGTAGCTGAATTGCCCGTAGTCGGTCTGGAGCGAGATGCCCAGCGTGCTGCATCCACCGAGGAGCAGGAGGGCTCCTACGGCAAACGCGGTCGCCAGGAGGCCGGTGACGATCTGGGCGGGAGGGATCATTTCTTCTCGTTGCGGAAAATCTCGATGAGGGCTATGACCGCCGCCACGGCGCTGCCAATACTTTCCCAATGCTGGGGAGAAAGGCTCAAACCAGCGAGGCCGCCGAGCACGGCCAAACCGCGAAAGGTGGACGGTTGTTTTAGGTGCGAGAGGAATTTATTCATGGGGGTGCTTTTTGTTGCGTAGGATTGCGTAGAGGGAAGCGAGACCGACGAGGCAGCCGATGACGAGCGAAGCCACACGCAGCCACGCCTCCAGCTCCGGCAGCATGGAGAGCGTGATACCGCTCGCCGTAGCAAGCAGCCCGGTGAACGAGGCGGTGGCTTGGTGCGTGTCCATTGTTAGCTGAGGGCGGCTGCGAGTTGAGCGCCAGTAATTGCTACCGTGCTTTGTTGCTTTGCGCGTTCACCGATGGAGTCTGCCACCGTCAATTCATTTGCCGGTTTGGACCAGACGGCGGTGGCGTTCTGCGCGGCTGTAGGAATGTCTCCGGTCGCTGCTGGCGAGGCGGGGAGATTGTCTGTCTTTGCCTTGATGGCTGCGAGCTGTGTGCTGTTGCTGTCGATTTCAGCACGGATTGAAGCGGCGCTTGGGACGGTTGGCGCGTTGGTCAAAGTATCGACCGTGCCGCCAGTGATCGTGCGGGTGGCGTGGCTCCAGATGTCGCTCGGCGTTACGGAGGTCGGCGCGTTGGTCAATGTCGTGACCGTGGCGAGCGTTCCTGATGGCGAAAGCCTGCTGGATATGGTCGTGTCGATTCGGGCCAACTCGGTGGCAAGCTCGGTGCGGATCGCAGCGGCGGTTAGCACTGCCGATCCGACGGTCGCATCGACGGGGACTCCGCTTGCCACACTTGACGCCGATGGGATAAATGCCGATCCCGTCAACGCCCCGCTCGCGTAGCTCACGCCGTTGCGCACATCGCTGGCGGCGGGCATGGCTGCGTTTTGGGTTGCGTCGATGAGCGTCTTAGCGCCTGCGGTGTCGCAGTAGTTAAATATGGCGACATTACTGCCGAGCTTTTTGAGGCGGATGCCTGTGCCGCTGGTTGGCGATTGGCCAAATGTGCCGTATTCAAGCTGTTGAATTTCTATGACGCCGAGGCCAGCATTGCTTGCCCCGACCACGGCGGCGAGGCCAGAGGTATTTCCGGGGCCGTAGGCGTTTCCAACAACGCGAGTCGCCGTGATTACGCCCGTCGATGAGTTTAGACAACCAGGTTGCAATGATCCGCCGGTTACCGTGCCGTTGATGGCCACGGTGCCGCCGACGCTATTGGCCACGCCGCACCCGCCAGCGCCACCTGTCACGCTTCCATTGATTGTGAGCGTGTTGATGCCTGCGTGGAAGATGGCGTGCGCTGTTGTTGTGGTTATCTGCGTTGGTCCAGTGACCGTGCCATTGTAGGTCACTGATCCTCCAGAGACATAGAGTCCATAGACACTATTCACCGTGCCGCCTGTGACTGTGCCGGACAACACATTGAGAGTGCCGCCAGAGACGACAAATCCTGAACTGGCTGGAACGCCACCGCTACCTGCGCTGCCGCCAACGATATTGCCTGTAAAATTAGTGATCCCTGCGGAGATGGTGACTCCATGTTGGAGTGCGGTGGTTCCTCCTGTGATGTTGCCAGTGAGCGTGAGAGTGCCAGTCGATGATTTGGAAATCCCGTGGCCACCATTGTTGCTGGTTCCTCCGCGTGAATTTCCGACAATGGCTCCAGAGGCTGTTCCTGTTTGTGATAGGCAAGCTGTTGCTGTGCTGCCTGCAAAAATGTTGGCGGTTAGTGTAACTCCATCGGCCAGAGTAAATGATCCGCCTGCCGTGGCGGAGGCGGTGTTATCATTCCGCACCTCGCCTGTCGCGCCGAGGTCGGTCGAGACATTGACGGTGATGGTGAAGGAATTGGCCATGAGGACATCGCCGCTGGCAAATGTGACGGCTGCGGCTGTGCCGCTTGGCGTGGTTGCCCACACATCGGCGGCGTTTATGTTTCCCGCTTTACGCGCAAAATAGGTAGCCATGATTAGAGTCCTTTCGCGGCGATGTAGGCTTGGAGGGCGGCTTGGATCGCGCCGACGGCTTGCTGGGTTGCCTCGTCTGCACCTGTGAGTGATCCGAGCGCGATGCCGATGGCGGCTTCGTCTGCGGTGATTACCTCGCCGTTTTCAATGCAAGTGGGGACCAAACGCATGGCGACATTGGCGTCTGAAGAACCATCGCCCAGATACCGGCCCGATATGGCCAAATTGAGCGAGAAGCGGTCGTAGGATTTTCCGTTGATTTCGATGGGGTTGCTTGCGTTCATGGTGTTTGGATTTTTGGGTTTAAGAAAATTGGAGTTGGGTTTTGTTCGACCACGCGCCGGTGGCGGATTGCTCCGCGACGACATCGCCGGCGGAATTGGTCGTGATTTTGTAGATGGTCCAGGCTGTGGAGTCGTCTGGTTCGCCAGTGGCGGGGTAGTCTGCCCAAGCGAGGCGGCCGAGGTAGAGATCGTCGCCGTCTGCGGCGTGGAGGAGCTGGTAGTCGGAGGGGTCGCGGGGGCGGGCGAGGCGGAAAACTTCGTTGGTGTGGTCCTTGGAATACAAGCGCCGGTCGGCGAGGTTGAGGGCGAGTTGACCCTGGGCCACTTGCGCGGCGGTGGGGACTCGGCCGGGAACCGTGGAGCGGAGGAGCTGGATGACCGTGGCCATGGAGAAGTTTTAAGTTTTAAGGATTAAGTTTTAAGCAGGGGCCCCGTGGAGCGATGGCGCGGGCTGGAACCGCGCCACCGCTGTGGGGAGGGAGGAGCTTAGAAGCTGCCGCCGTCGAAGCTGATGCCGTCGATGCTGCCGCCGGTGATGGCGACATTGTTGGCATTCTGCGTGGACATCGTGCCGAGTCCTGCTGCGGTGGTCTCCAAAGTGGAGACTCGGCCTGTGAGGGCTGTCGCTGCGGATTCGATGGAGTTGATGTCACCTTCGGCAGTTGACACACGGCCTGCAAGGGCTGTGGCTGCTGACTCGATGGCGTCGATGTCGCCTTCGGCTGTGGTGACGCGAGCGGCCAGAGCGGAGGCGTCGCCTTCGATGGTCGTGGCGCGGCTCTCAAGCGCGTTGATGTCGCTCTCTGCGGTGTCGAGGCGTCCGTCGAGGGCGCTGTCGGCTGCTTCGAGTGTCGCCACGGCCGAACTCAGAGCGCTGGAGGCGGAGTTGGCGAGGGTGGTTATCGCTCCGTTGAGGCTGGAGTCTGCGCTCTGGAAGGCGCTCACGACCTCCGTCAACGAATCAAGCGATCCTTGAGTCGTGTTCGATAGGACCGAATCAATTCGTGATCCGAGGGCTTGCTCCGCTGCGACTGCGCGGGAGTTTTCGGAGCTGATGCTGGAGTTCAGCGTCGAGACTTCGGAGGCGAGGTTTGCGTTGGTGGCATAGTGGCCACTGCCTGCTATGACAACTGAGGTCGAGCCATTGCCGATCCAAAGTTTGTCGTCTACGAAGCTATGGGCCAACTCGCCGAGAGCGAGGCCGGTAGGGGCACCGGAGGCACCTGTCAATCTGCGTTTAATTCTGAGGGTATTAGCCATGATTTTTTGGGGGTTGGGTTGTTACTGCGGGGTTAGTCCTAAAACTCACCGCCGTCGGAATCGGCGACGATGGGTAGATAGGAAAGGGTTTCGACATCCCATCGGTGCGGGACATTATTGTCGGCGGAAAAATAGATGCGGGCGACGACGCCTTCGGCGGGGAAATCGGCGAGGGTCGGGAACCGCTGCACATCGTCGAAGTCGTCCGGGATCATCGAGCTGGAAACTTGGCCCGAGGAGTCGAGCTGCGCGACCTGAGCGGTGGTGCTGACCATATTTCCGGTTAGGGGATCGAACGAAATTTGCGACATTACGCGAAGGGAGGATACTGGATGAACGAGGTTTGAACCTGGGCATTGTCGGTCGCGGGAACGCCACCGAAATAGGTCATTCTGATGCGGGCGACTGCGGTTCCGGTAAAACTGTATTCGGTGTAATCGGTGTTGTTGGTGGCCCCGACTTTGAAGACTTCAAATTTGTCGTAGAGAGGAAGCGCAAATCCGGTGGTGACTCGCAGAGCCCCATCTGGGGTGGCTTGCACGGGCTGCACGATGCCCGAGGAGGAACGGGCGGCGATCTGGACGGTGGGGTTGCTCATGTCGTTAATTTAATTATGGGGAAGGTTGTCAATGGTGGTTATTGGAAGCGGGCGGAGTAGGTGCGGACTTGGCCTCGGCGCAACCAGGCGTCGTCCATGCGTTGCATCAGGACGCCCTCGGCGCGGACAAATTGGAATTGGCTTTTGTCGTATTGGCCGTCCTCGGCGAGCGTCTCGGCGATGCTGTAGAATTTGATGTAGTCCGCAAGGAAGGTGGGGATGCGGTGGCGGAGCCAGAAATCGGCAGACGTTGGGAGGTTGCTGGTCGTGGCTTGAAGGGCCTCGTAGCAGTCGCCGGTTGTGTTGTAGTAAACCAAGTCGCCCTTGCTGTAGCTGGTGCTCGCGTTAAATGCGGAGCTGGTGAAGGACGGCACAGGAAGAGCAAACTCCACATAGACAGGACCGCTGGTGTAAGCCTCGTCGATGATGACGATATTGTCGTCCGTGGTGACAAACTGGAGCTTCTGCGAAATGCCGTATCCGCTCGGGTTATTGGCATACACTGCCGAGACAGCGCCAATGGGTGTGGCCCCGGATTGGTAAAAAGGAATGTAGGGCAAGGCATCGCCTGCCGCCTCGTTGCCAGAGTCCTCCACATAAGCGGCCGAGGTGCGGTTATCCCATGCCGCATCGGTGGCGGTGTCAATATTTGTGACCTCGCCCGAAGCGGTCGTGAGCACGCGCTTGATACGCCAGACGTCCTCAGAAAAAAGCGCCCCCTGCACAGCGCGGCCAATGTAGGAAGTCGTCCCTTGGTAGTCGGCCTCGTAAGTGTAGCCACCCTCGGCAAAACCCGCGCCAAGCACGATCCGCTGCTCTGTGTGCGTGATCTCTGGCCAATCAAAAAAGCCCCAAGCCAGCGACGCAGCAGTCGTCGCATACTCGGCAACCGCCGCCGCCTGCGAAGGCAGCAAACTCTGCTCGGGATCAATGCCCATGCGCTGAATCACACCATCACGAATCGTGCGGTAGGGAGTGGTCTTCATTGCTGCGGGCCGGATTGTTGCAACGCTGGCAGGGTGCCTTGACGGCCGATCTGGGCGTTTTGTTGTTGCTGCATTTGGAAGTTGAAGCCCTTCATGCGGGCCTCGATCATCGAGCGGAATATCTCATCTTGCTGGAGGCGTTGTTGCAGGGCGGGGTTGGCTTGGATGATGCCTTGCAGGACTTGGGCGCGGAGTTGGTGGTTTTGGCCTTCGCCTGGTAATTCCGGCTCGGTGCCTGCTGCGATCTTTGTGAAGGCGAGTTGTTCTTCGTTGGACTCGGCGGCGGCGGCGGGGCCGGGGTCGCGGACGAGGAGCTCGGCGAGGTTTGGATCCACTGCGGCCATCACAAATTTGACGAGCCCGGCGCGGTCGATGACACCGGCGACATCCATAGGGACGATGGCTTGGGAGATATAGTTAAGCTTCACGCCGAGGGCTACGGCGTCGAGGTTCTTGGCGTCCCAATCAATGATGAGGTCGAACTTGCCTTGGATGCTTTCGCGGTCGGCTTGGAAAGGGAGAGCCTGCCCGCCGGAGACGCGGAGGATTTGCACGGGCAGCATGTATTGCTGCATGAGCTGGTAGGTCTGGGTGATGATGGCTTTGAAATCGCGGAGCCAGCGGTCCACCGTGTGCTGGGTGACGAGGGCAACATAGTTGGGATCGACCCCCTCGCCCGACATTCCAAAGTATTCGTTCACATCGCGGCGCACGGCGCGTTCGATCTCGACGGTGCCCTGGTCAAAGGGCGGAGGCTGCATCCAGCCAAACTCATTTGGTCGGCGCTCGGGGATTTGCGCGGCTGGGCCGAGGATGATGTCGAGCTTGCCGCGATTGGCTGGCACGCGCATGGGGGGCAGGATGGCGATTCCGGCGCGGTCGGTGCGGTAGTCGCGCTGGGTTTTGATCTCAGCCTGCATGGTCGAAACAATCTCGGGGATGCCACGGGCTTCGAGGATGCAACGGCTCACGCGCTCGCGGGGCAGCTCGATGAAGGGATATTCGCCGTGCGTGTAGGGGGAGAGTTCTTCCTTGGCGAAGATGTCCACATTCGGGTGCATGACGCGGCACATGACCTTTGTCGCGCCGGTCTTCTCGTCGGTCTCCTTTGAGTAAACATGCCAAATCTCGATGAGGTCGCGGTGGTCTTGCCAGAGAATGCTGTCGCGGCGGTTGTGGTTCTGCTGCGAATAGACGGGCCAGAGGCTTGCGCCTTTGAATTGCTCGGCCTTCTCGTAAAATTCCTCTGGGTAGCCTTCGGTAAGTGTGCGCTCTTCGAGCTCCTCGCAAGTCACCATTTCGCGGCGGGCGATCCATGGGGCGCGTTGGAGGTCGTAGGTTGCGGTGGGGAAGATGATGTCGTTGAATGGCTCGAGCGCCGTCCACTCGGGCTTGCTCTCAAAGATGTATGGCACCGAGTATTCTACCGTGCCGCCTTCGCGGAGCTTGCGGATATTGGCGGCGGTGCCGGTGCCGGGGGCATATTGCTCGGCAAGCTCGATGGCGACTTCCTCTTGGAGCGGATCGAGGATGGCCCCGATGAGCATGGCGAGCGGCGAGTTTGGGTCGCCTTGCTCTTGGGCCATGACGATGATGTCTTCGAGGCTGACGGACTTCTCCTCAATGCGGGTCGTGGTTTTCCAAAACACGCCCATCACAGCAAGGCCGTAGGTGGCGCGGATGTTGAGGGCGAGCTCGAGCTCGCGCCGGAGGTCGGAGGAGCAGTGCGTGAAGAGCATCCACTTCAGCACGCTCTCGGCGGCCGTGCGCGACATGGCGTCGGTGGACTCCACCGGCATCATCTGCAAGCGGGCGGCGAAGGTGGAGGTGAGGCAAAGCTGTGTCTCGCGGTTGCAAACAAGGTCGGCGAGGCGGATACGGGCATCTGATGCGCCTTCCCAGGGGAAAACATTTTTGCCCAGGTTGCTGGCCCACTTGCGGCCATCCGAGGACTGGCCGTCCCACAGCGTCATGCGGGTGTCGTAGTTCCGGCTGCGGACTGCGGAGAACCAGCTACCATCCATGGCGGCTTGGGTGAGCTCGCCGATCCAATACTTCGTATTGCGTGAGGGCTCTTCGTCGTAGGACTTCATGCGAGGAAGGAGTTGCCAGAGGCCGCTTTTAATGCGGTTACGGCCAGCGCGTATGAAATGACCAGGGAAACAAGCCCCGCCGCAATGCGTGGACTGGCAAAAGTTGGGAAAATATCCATCATGCTGCTTTGAGGCCCGGCATGAGGAGCATGGTCTTGCCTGTGCCGCCGCACTTGACGACGCACTGGGGGTAGTTCCGCTTGAACCATGGGATAAAGTCTGGGTCGTTCCAGCAACCGGGGAGTTGCCAGTTCCAGAAATGATAAATCTGAGGGTCGATGGAGAGAGTCAAAGCGCCTACGCCTTCGATGGAGCGGAGGTCTTGCTTGGCGTGATCGGCGGCGATGAGGTGTTGGCGGGCGTCGGCCTGCACAGCCTTGGAGTTCCACTGGGCGAGGAGCTCGTTCTTTACGCCCTCGGCCACTTCGCCGGGGATATCGCTTAACGCTTCTTTGAGTATTTCCATGTTAAAAAAGGGGAGCCCCGAGGCCGGTAGCCTGACACATGCAATGACCAGGCTACCGGCAGGGCTGGGGGGCGGGATTACGCAGTGGCTGCGAATTTTCCAAGAACCTGCGGGTTGCTCACTGCTACGCCGAAGATGGCGTCGCAGAAGCCACGGCGGCCACCGCCACGGTCTTCAAGCTCTTCCATCCGAGGTTTGCGATTGAAGCCGATGGAGAGGAGGTCCATGTCGAGCACATAACCACGGGCGGCCGAGACGGCTGCTGCCGCGCCGTGCGCGAGGTAGGTGGACACATGCAGTGACAGGATGCCGAAGTCGCCTTCGTAGATGTCGATGGTGTTCACGATTTTCTTCTCCGAGACGTTGGAGTTGAATGTGCGCACGCTGGACATGACGTTGGTCGATGCGCTCTGGGTTCGGATGAAGTTTGTGAACGCACGCTTGAGCGCGACGCCGCAAACGAGGTCGTAGTTTCGGCGAGCGCGGCGCACGCCGTAGATGGACTGAAGAACGTCGATGACGTTGTTCTCTGTGAGAGAAGTGGTGGCAGTCGTGTTGATCGAAGCGGCTGGGGTGCGGAAGTTGACATCCACTGCGGTAGCCAAATCAGACTGCGCGGTGGAGCTGATCCATGAGCCGACGCCACGGGTCTTGTAGGGGGCTGCGCCGGATTGCACCTGGCTGTCGTTGTCGGAGCCCATGATGGCTTCGATGTCGATCTTCAGCTCAACAAGGGCCTTGGCAGCGGACTTGTTGAACGCTTGCTTTTTGCCAACTCCTGCTAAATCAGAGACTTGCTCCACAAGGTCATCCACCTGGAACGCGCGTCTTACTTTCTGAATTCGGCCGCTGAGGAGGACGCGGTTGGCGTGCTGGTCGTCGAAGCTGGAAACGTCATCGTTAGCGAGGACACCTGCTGTCTGCGGGTCGTTGTAGCGGTCGGCTGGCCACTGAAAAAGAACATTTTGAGGCTCCTTTGCCTTCTTGCACATTGAAAACAAGGGGGTGTCGCCGGGTTCGATGAGGACCATTGCGTCGGAGAGATCTTCGCGTTGGCCTTTGACTGTAGTGATGGGGGTTGCTGCCATAATAGTGTTTTGGGGGTGTTAAGTTTTTTGGGTTGGTTAGTTGAAAAGTGAGGCGACGAAGTTTTCGGCGGCATCACGGTTTCCAGATTTTTTAAGGGCTTCGAGCGGGTCGGATTGAGATTTGGTTTTGGGTGCGGCTGAGGGACTGACAACCTTGGGGGCCATGGCGGGCTTGGCTGCTGCGGTGGCGGCAGGTTTTGCCTTGGCTGTGGCGGCTTTCTTTTGGATGGCCTCGGCTTGCTGGAAGCGGAGGGCTTGGCCGCGTATGGCGTCGCCTATGACGAGTTCGAGGTTCGGCAGCTTGGCGATGCCGGGATACGCTTGCAGCGTAGCCATCATCATCTGCCGGGCTTGGGATTCTTCCTGGAACAACTCGGGGTAAACCTGCCGGGCTTCGTGCTGGAAACTCTCGCGCTGGGCGAGGTAGTTGCGGCGGGCGGGCTCTGCCTTGAGAATCTGGCGGGCTACTCGCAGGCGTTCTTGAAGCTCTTGCTTCGTGAACTTGCGCGTGCTGCCGTCTCCCATGGGCACTTCCACTTCGCCACCTTCGTAATCCGCCTTCGCAATGAGATCAGGCACATTGTCGAGCACGGTATTCGCTGCGGCGAGTCGGCTTTCGAGGGCTTCGGGCGTGGTGACATCCGCCAATGGGTCGGCGGCATCTTGCACCACGATAGGCTGGGCTCGGGTGAGCGCATCCTTGGCGGCGGCGAGTTCGGCTTGCAGGCTGGTGGCTTGCTCCTCGGCGCTTTTGGCACGGGCGGTGAGCTTGTCCACTCGCTTGGCGAGCTTCTTGACGGCGGGCGCTTCGGCAGACTCGGGGTCTTCCTCGGCGGGCTCCTCGTCGGCGTCTTCCTCGGCGGGGTCTTCGGGTTGTTCAGAATCTTCCGTGGAGTCGTCGGCATCCGTTTCCGGCGCGGCGGTTTCCTCGGGCTGATCCTCGGGGTTTATGTCAGTGGTGGTCTCATCCGCGTCTGTTTCCGGTATGGCCTCTGCGGCTTCCGGTGTCTCATCGATAGTCGGGAGTGTGATTCCCAAAGTTTCGATAACGTCGCCGATGCTTAGTGCTGTATCTTCCATGGTTTGTTGTGCGTCCAAGTCGCGGGTATGTGTCAGAACTGAGTCTGCGTGCGGGTCCGACATTTTCACGGACTCGCGGCGAGCAGTTCAGCACTCGCCTTTGAGTCGGAATCTGCCTGCCGATTTTTCAGAAGGGAATAGGCTGCTGGCGTAACGGGGCCAAACGGGCACTAACGGGACGAAACGGGCGCTAAAAAGATTGCACTACGGAGGACACGGAGCGCACGGAGGGAGGGAATTATTTCTTGGACTCGAATGCCTCGGCGCGTGTGCGCTCGATCTCTTCGCGCAAGGTGCGAAGGGCTTCCAAGCCGCCTGCGCTGTGGGCGAGCAGGCCGGGGTTCTGTGCCGTTTGCGGCATGCAGGTGATCTCGGCGGCGTCTTCGATGGCGTCGGTTATTTTTGCCATGACCGTGCGGAACCAGAGTTCCTCGGGCGGCACACACCATGCGGCTTGTAGGTCTTCGGCACTCATCAAAAAGGAATGTCAGGAGACTCGGAGAGAGGCACGGCGACTGGCTCTGCGGCGGGAGCGGCCTCGGTTGCCGCTTCGGTTTTCTTTGGCTCAAAGTAGAGTTTAAAATACTTTTCGCCGATGACCTCACGGCTTTCGTTCACATACGCGCTGATCCAGTAGGGAACGCCCTCGATGGTGCAGGAGCCTTTATGCGAAGGCTGCGTTGGTTTTTCCTGTTTTTTGTTTCGGCTCAGAGAGCCATCAAATCTGATGCGTTTCTCGTTCATGCGAGTTTTTCCAGATCAGCGGCACGATACCAGGCGCGGCAGCCACGCTTGCGAAGTGGGCGCAGGATGCCTGCATCGATGAGTTTGGTGACTTGCTTTGCGCTGACCCCCAGGCGGGCCATGACATCGCGGCGACGGAGAAGTTTCATGCGACTTTTATTATAGGGGGCGGGTGTCAATAGCAGCCTCCTGGGCGGGCTCGCAGCATGGCGGGGTCTTCGTAGCCTACGCCGGAGAGCGTGATGTAGCGGAGGATGTCGATCCAATCTTTTGTCGCACCGCGTTTGCCGTCGGCACCGGTCCATGTCTTGAGCGCGTAGATGAGGTTTTTGCAGCGTTCGGAGATGTAGAGGCGCGGCGAGTTGAGGGCATCGACCGGCGCTTCCTCGTTGTAGGCAAGCCAATCGTTGATGAGCGTGACACCTTCCACGATGGCTTGCCCGCTGGTGGCGCGGAAGTCGAGCCCGATGCGGTCGCTGCATTGCTCGATGAGGGTTCGCACGCCTTCCTGCGTCATCGTCGGCGTATTGCCGTAGCGGCTATCCATCCAACGCTCGGCGGGCTCGGCGGAGTCGGCTTTCTCGGCGGCATCGATGATGCGCTTGTAATCCTCGAAGCCAAAACCGGCGCAGGCTTTTTGTGCTGGCCCAGGGCGGCCGTCTTGCAGCTTGCCATCCGCCTCGGCCCACGCGCCGGGATAGCCCACGCCCTCGATGTATTCGAGCTGGTCTGGCCACTCGCGGTAAATCCAGCACCGGCCATCCGGCGTGTAGCGGATCCAAAGCATGGCCCATGTCTTCCCCTCGCCAGGATCGACAAAGTGAAAGACCGTGCCATCCCCCGGCACCTTGTCGGCAGGCACCACATGCACCGTGTCGCGGAATTTTGGGAACATGGACATCCTCGCCTTGGTCGGCACGCCGTAGGCACGCATGAGGATGCGCTCGCGGTTGCTGCCGCGCAGCTCGGTTTCCATGGCCTCGGGGTTGCCGTAGGGGTTGTCGGAGGTGTGGAAATAAACGACGCGGGCTTTCTCGCGGGTGCATTGCTGGCTGCGCGGCACTTGCTCCAAGCCGATCAAGTTGCCATCGCGGTAGCGCGGCAGGAGCGGGGCATCGACTTCCTCAAGCGTCTTCGCGCCGTCGAGGTATTCTTTGACGGTCGTTGTGTAGCCTTCAATCGGCGTAAAGCCAATACCCAGCTCGCCGTCGCGGGTGAGCAAACGGAAGCGCAGCGCCTCGATCCAATCCGGCGTCACCAATTCATCGGCCCATACGAAATCCAACTCCGAGCCTTCGATAGAAGTGACATCCATGCTGTAAAATTTGAACCAACACTGCGAGCCATTCGGCAGCACCAGCGAGTTTTCGGTGAAGCCGCCTTTCTGCGAGTAGGTGATGTTTGCCACGCTGCCTTTTTTGAGTTTGCCACTTCCGGCCGGCCGCCATTCCTGCGGCAGATACTCCCAAATGTAGGGTTGCTGACTCTGGATTGACGCGGCCTCTGTGCTTTGCAGGCACCACACCTTTGCGCCGGGTTTGTTGACCAGGTGCTGCATGGCCCGCCGCGCATAGTAGCGCGACTTGCCCGAGCGGTTGCCGCCGAGGATGAGAAGCTCCGTGACGCCTTTGGGGAATTTTTCCCGCAGCTCCGAGAATGCGGCATCCGCCCGCGCCCAAGCGGGATTCTCCCACCCGTAGCGCCAAGGGTCTTCGACCATGCGGGCAATCTGCTCCTCGCGCTCGCGGTGGATGGCGAGCAACTGCGCCTCGGTGGCTCCCAGGCGTTGCCCCCGATACTGCACGACAAAGGTGCCGTCGGGTCGGCGGCCCTCGATGACGATCTCTAAAATGACTGGGCTTTTGGTTTGAGGAATCATGGCCGCCTCAGAAGGGGTTGCAAAATTTTCGCCTTTGTTTTGTAGCCAAGCCGCACGCAAGTTTCGTGAGCTTCGCGCAAAACAGCACTCTCAGGATAAACGCCCGTGATGCGGAAATACTTGGTTTGAACCCGCAAATCATCAGCGGATGTATGCACCAGACAATCTACCTCTTTCATTTTGTAGCCCTTTTCAGTTCATCCTCATGCATGCTCAACCAGGCGACGGCTTTGCCAGCATCGCCGACATCATCGACCGTCACGCACAGGTCGGAGATGACTCCGGCGTCTTGGAGAAGGTTGAGCGCATGGGTGGCATCGATGCGGCGGTGGGCAATGTAGTCGCGGAGGGAGTTCATTGGGATTTCTTCCAGCGCTTCAGTGCAGCGGCAATTTTTATGGCAGCGTCAGGACATTCGTGGTCATGCCGCCCAAGGCAGTGCGCAGCGACACTGGCCAGCCCGTCGGCAACGGCCCGCGCCTCAGTGTAGTTGTCGAAATGTATCTTCTCCTGCTCCCTCGCCTCGTCTCGCTCGCGTTCCAACTCTTCAGCAAACTCAACCGGAACAACGTGCGTCGGAACTGCATTTCCTCGAATGAGTCCTTCCCGTCGTTCTGCATCCGTCTCTGGCGTTAGTTGTCGGCTCATAGCTCGCTTTCAAAAGTCCGCGCCTTCACGATCAAGCGCCTGGCGTTTTCCATGAGGTCGAAGAAAATTTCCTGCTCCCCGATCTCGCGGCTGTATTCCGGCGGTCGCGCATAGGTGAGGACGGCGCGGAGGTTGGCGGCCAGGTCGGTGGCGAGCTTGCAACAATGTGCGGCTCCAGGGTGGTCCTGCCACTCGCGGTGGCAGGCAGGGCAGGATATGGCTGAATCTGAGATGATTGACATTTGTTTTATGGGTGGGTTGAAGGTTGTTGTGCGCGTATCCGCCGCGCCCCGGCTCTTTGTCCGTGGTTTGTGGAGACCTGAAAGAGGGAGGTCATAATGATTTGAGCCATCCGCAAATTTTCCGTTCAGACTCGGCCTCCTCGCGTGACTCTCACCGACTGGCACTCACGGCTTACCGATCCTCTCATCGCAAAAGACTGAGCTCGATGCGGTGAATCTCGTTCTCGATCTCCGCCAGCATCGCCCACTGCTCGCGGGTGTAGATGCCGCAAAATGGGAAAAAGCACTTGAAAAATTTGCCGTTCTCAAAGAAAATCACCACTTTACCCAAAGTGTCCGGACACTTTGGGGACGGCGTGTTCGCGGCAAGATCGAAGTGATATTCGGTAATATTGCGGGTGGATGTGTGGTGAATGGTCATGTGTTATTTCTGCCTCTCGTTCTGGTTGTTGCTATAGAGTTTCTTTGTGACATTGCGGAATATGGTTTGTTGGCCTACGAAGTTGAGTTCTATCTCGGGCGTGGGGCCGTTTCGTTGCTTGGCGACGAGCAGCAAGGTGTTGTGCTCCATGGGCTCTTCGTCCTCGCCGCGTTTCTTGTTTTTGTCCAACCTGTGAATTAAGAGAACCGTATCAGCGTCTTGCTCGATGCTGCCCGATTCGCGGAGGTTGGAGAGCTTGGGCTTGGAGCCTTCGTCGGCGTCGCGGTTTAGCTGCGCCAGGGCGATGATCGGGACGTTGAGTTCCTTGGCTGTGGTCTTGAGCGCCTTGGAAATCTCGCTGACTTCCAGCGCCCGGCTCTCGCCTGCCCGCTTGGAGGATCCGTGCATGAATTGCAGGTAATCGACGACGATGAGGCCGAGTCCGTGGGCGGTCTTTGCCCGGCGGGCGCGGCTGCGGAACTGCGCGACGGTGAGGCCGGGCGTGTCGTCGAGGTAGAGCGGAGCCTTGGTGAGCTTCTGTGCGGCCATGCTGACGGTGTTCAAATCCTGCTGTTTGAAAAAACCGCTTCGAACGAGCTGAAGATCAAGGCCAGCCTCGGAACAAATGGCACGGACCATGAGTTCCGTGCTGGGCATTTCGACGGAGAAAACAAGCGTGGGCACATTGCTGGTATGGGCTGCGTGCAAAGCGATTTGCATCCCAAGAGCCGACTTGCCGCACGCGGGGCGGGCGGCGATGACGATCATTTGCCCGCCAAGAAATCCCCCTGTCGAGCGATCCAGATCATGGATGCCTGTGGCCAAACCAACGGTCTCGCCTCGGTTTGCATACACTTTTTCGATATGGTCAACGGCGGCCATTACAGCCGTCTTGCAGTGCGAGACGGGGTTTTCCCTTGTCGAGGTGTCTCGGAGGGCGTAGAGGGCCTGCTCGCAGCGTTCTTGGGCATCCTCTGTGGTGAGTGCAAAGTCGTTTGCCGCCTCGGCCATGGCGAGGGCCGCTTGGCGCATGGCCCGGCGTTTCCACACATCGAGCACCTCGGCAGCGTAGTGCCGCCAGTTCATCGTGATGGCGAGTTCCTGCACAAGCTCAGTGAGATAGGCGTAGCCGCCGCACTCCTCAAGCTGGCCAGCCTTCTCCAACTCGGTCGTGACCAGGATGACATCCACCGGCCGGGCGCCCTGCCGCATGGCGGCGACAATGCCCATGATGCACTGGTGCGCGGGCAAGACAAATTGCTCAGGCGTGAGCGCTTCGAGCACGCTATCGGCCGTGCGGCCATCGCTCACCGCTGCGCCGACGACGGCCTTTTCGGCGATTTGATTTTCGGGAAGGGGGTTTCTCATTTTTTGATTCGGGCTGCGGCCATGGCGGTGGCCTTCCGGAGGTTCGATCCAAAGCCGAGAAGGTGGAAAACCTTGCAGCACACGGTCGGGTTCACCTCATGCCCGAGGAGGCGAAACATCTCCGTGCCGTCCGCGTTCACCATGGGCGAGCCATCGGGGTGCGTCATGGGGGCGTAGATGGGGTCATCCATGGGGCGGCTCTCATAGGTGCCGACCTGCCAGCAAAGGAAGTCATTGACACACTCCGCATTGTGCCGCGTCACGACACAGAATGCCTCCGTGTCGGTGGATTTAAGTTCAATCGTTTCGATTACGTTTATCATGTTGGTTTTTTTGTTTTTATGCTGCGGCTTGAGTGCGATGTTTTTCACGCACCCAAGCTTTCATGGAGTCAGGGAGAAGCGACCAGGTGGAGAGGTTGCATTCGGGAAATTCAGAGGTCACAAGGTCTTGCCAGCCTTCCGGTTCAGCGGAGACTGCGGGTGCTGCCGAGAGGCTCATGCCCGAGCGGCCTGCCCAATCGCGGGCACGGGTCACCTCGGCGAGGATGTTGTTGAGAAGCGTGGATAAATCCTTGCGGCGGAACTGCGCGGCCGCGCCTTCTTTTTGCCGGTAGGCCCACTCCAGGAAGCGCCAATCCTCTTCGCTCACGTCCGCCGCCGCCTTTTTATTTTTCTCCCAAGCACGGGTGGCGGATGAGTCGAGAGGTGTCTCGGCTCGAATGTGGAAGAGGTTTCGGAAGCGGGTGAGGACAGGATGCGGTGGTGCCGGTGTCGGTTCGCATTCCATGACCAACTCGATGTCCCCTTGGGGACTTATAGGGGTATTATCTATTCTATTCTTATTTAGGTCATCGCCCCGTGATATGGCCGTCATATCGGTTGTATGACGGTCTGATGACGAGCCTCTATATTTTGATGACGCTTTAGCCATCACTGCGCGTCTTTTTGCAGACGCTCCATTATGCTCATCGAAGCGTGCAATCTCCACGCCATCTTCATCTTCCAAAATCCAACCGACTTTTACCAAGGCGGCTCCAAGTCCTTTCAAGCCCGTCTTGCGGTCGATAGCTCCGAGGGAGAGCCCTTCCAGCCGTCCATCCGTGCTCTGCTCGTCGGCCATTGACCATATCCAATACAGCCCGCCGATGACCTCGCGCTCGGGCTTGTTTGTGATGTCGCAAATCTTGGCGATCCGAGGATCGTCCCAAAGGTTACTGCGCATTTTTATCCAGTTTGACATACTTATTTTTTCTTTCTTTTTTGAAGCTGCGAATCCCACCAAACGCTCCGAGTGCGGACGCCTCGACTTTCCAACCAACGGTCGCAAGCAGCCGAGATCGCCCGGCTGTCGCGCACAGAGAGCCAACCCACCCGCGCATCGTCAGGCCCGAGGGCTTGCTCCGATTTATCTTGGCGGGGGTGTTGCTGGTGTAGGTCCAATTCAATGCCTCTCATGCAGTCACATTCTTAGGGGCCATCTCGACCAGCCGATGCAGGCGGTGGAAGCACGCCAGCGTCATCAGCGCATCCTCCAGCGCATTGTGCGTCTTCCCCGAGCGGGAGAAGCCCAGCGACGCCGCGATATGGTCCAGGTTTAACCGAGGCTGCCCATCCTTGCCCACCGGCAGGGGAAGCGCGTCCGCCTCGTAGGCCAGCCACGCAGCCGCTTGCAGGTCCACCATCTTGCCCATGGGCCATGTCAGCTCATTCCGCGCAAACGCCGTGCGAAGGAAGTCACGGTCGAAAGCCACATTGCAGCCAGCCAGCACCGAGAACCGGCGCGTGCCCAGCCAGAGAGCCAAGTCCTGCATCACATCCCGCTCCGGCCGCCCGTTTTTTTCCAGAAAATCCAGCGTAAAGCCATTCTTCGCCAGCGCCTCGGGCTCGCAAATCCACTCAGGGTTCGGCTTGATAATTGCAGTAAATGCCTCTCCATCCATGGAATCCACTGCCGCCACGCTCAAGAGCGCGTTTGTCGAGGGGTCGAAGCCCCCCGTTTCCGTGTCGATGACAATCAATCGTGTTTTCATTTTTTCGGGGCTGTTTTTTTTTGCTCCAAGAAACGGCGGTAAAGCGCAACGCTCACGACCGCATCTTGATACAGGGTTTTTGTTTTTTTCATAAAGATCCAATAGCAGGGGCAAAGCGTTGTTTGAGCGGCATCCAGATGTCCTGCTCCCCAGGCATCGCCGGAACCATCTCGCCGGGGCGGTAAAACCGGCTGTCCTTCACCCGCATCAACGCCACACGCATCGTGCCCGCCTCGCCCGTAGGAATTTGCACCTGCATCAGGTAGCGGTTAGGAGTCGGGCGATACACCTTCACCTTCACCGGTTGATCAGGCACCGCCTCCGGTGTCACAGCAGCGCCCAGCGCCGCGTTTTTTTTATTTTTTGAGTCAGACATATGTTAGTTAGTGGAAAGCTCCTCAGCGGCCTCCTGCGATACAGAGGCCCCTTTGCATAAAATTTTCTGCTCACCCAAATCAGTGCTATGTAATGGGGGGGTGTCCGAAAATCCGACCCCCTCCCCCCCCTCTTGATCGACCGCCACGGCCTCGACCTCGACCGGCTCGACGGCGCAAGTGGTGTCTAAAGTGGTGTCCCGCCTGCCGTCTGCGTAGGCAAAGCCTTCTGATTCGGTATCAGAGACCATGTCAACCAGGCATCCCGAGACGGTTTCGGCGCCCGATCCGTCCGACCCCTTTTGTCCCGACCCGCTCCCGTGTGGACCGGTTACCGGGACAACTTCGGCCTCGAGGAGCGGCAGGCTGGCCAGCATCTCGCTTAGTTTGTCCTGGGAAACCTCAACCTTCTCCACCCGGCTTGTCGCCTCACCCGATAACAACTGCAGCTTGTCCACCATCACAGCGGCCACGATGGCCGCGTCCTTGGCGTTGTTGATAGTCGGCACCAACTCAACGACCCGCTCCACCGAAAGCCGCGCCGCAGTCCGCACATTCCGCAGCAACTCCTTTTTATGCTGCTCTATAGAAATTCCTTCCCGCTCTTGGACAGCCGCCACCGTGTTGCGGCTGACTCCCAGGGCTCGAGCCATTGCCGACATACTCAGCCCCTCGGCGCTCATGCGGCAGATCGCCCGGTAAACCTCCGGCCGGCGGGCAAGCAACCGCTCACCGCTAAACTCTCCAGTAGCCTCGAGCTTCTCAGCCCCGATTTCCGCCTCCGCAAAAAGAAAAGGCGCGGCAGACTCCAAGGCGTCGGCTTTCATCAAAGGGGATTCCATAAAAAACAAAAAACGGCGGCGGCTATGTGATCGAAGCAACCCAAGGCTTCCGGCCCGGCCTCAAATACACAGAGCCCCCAATGCGGCCCTCCTCGAGCACCCGCTTGATGCTGGATTCCGGAATTAAAATGCGATCCCCGAGGCGGACATGCGGGAATGTCCCATCGTAGAGGCGCGACTGAACTGCCGATCTCGACAGGCTCAGGAGCTTGACGAGCTGCGCCGGTGAATAATGCTGCTCGATCATTCCCCGATCCTCCAGGCTACGAGAGCCAAAAAAGCCGCAGGCCCGAGGGCGCAAAACGCCTCCCAGGTCCAAGTAATGTAGTGGATGGCATCAGGGGTGATCATTTGTCCACCTCCACGGAAAACGGCCGCAATCCGAAAATTTCAAAAAAACGCGCCTGCGCAGCCTCCCGGCTCGAGGCGTCCACGTAGTCGCCAAACGGACCCCGAAACGGATCCACAGCCCGGCAATAAAAGCGACGGCTCATAGTTGACCTCCATGATTCCCGACAACATCAGACTTTGTCTGACCGTCAGGGCGCAAAAAACGCAGCAACGCTAAACGCACCACATCAGAATTGCTGCACAAACGCCGCTTGGCTTCGTCGGCCAGCAGCCCACCGAGCGTCTCAGGGAGTCGCGCAGAGAGTTTTATTTCTTTATTTGATGTTTTCATCTTTGCCGACCTTGTCCGACAATGTCGGGTATGTCAAGTAGGGAATAATACTTATTTGCAACCCGCCCTTTTGTGTCCGACACTGTCGGGGTGAAAATGCTAAAAACTAAAAAAATCGATGTTCGTTTAGATCAAGAGCTTTTCGATTTGGTTGACAATTACGCAAAATCTTCGCGCCTCAGCCGTGCTCAAGTAGTAGAGCGGGCCTTATTACAATTATTTGGACGGCCTGTAATGGATAACCCAATTACCCAGGGAAACGCCGCGCCCCTCAAATCTTCGCAAAAATCATCAAGCAAACCGTCCAATGTCTCCCCTCCTGTTGGTGCCGAAATAGCGACTATCAACGAACCTTTAGACTCTGGGTCCGCGCCAGCGAGACGCCCGAGCTCCCGCCAGGCTGGTTAGCCGAGGTAATCCACATCGCCAGCCACCAGCCACCAGCCACCAGCCACCAGCCACCAGCCACCAGCCACCAGCCACCAGCCACCAGCCACCAGCCACCAGCCACCAGCCACCAGCCACCAGCCACCAGCCACCAGCCACCAGCCACCAGCCAC